AGTTCGGGCTTCAGGAGCCTCCCATGTATCCTTATCGTATCTATAGGCTTGTTCTGTCATTGTGGTTTCGCCTTCCAATCTTCCCATAATGACCGAATACTTTTTGCCTTCATGCGTTCGTGAAGTTCGGCGGAAACTTCCTTCTTGAAAATCATCGGGTGAGCGCAATCGGCAGGCATGTTCATTGGGGTAAGGCTTTAAGTTATATTCTGGCTCACCTTCAGGCTCTAATTCTTTTTCAACGGCATCGCATATCTCGGTAATTACAGGGTCAACAGATTTAGACCTTATAGATTGAATGGCCTCACGGTTTGAGGGTATGATAACTTGAGAGATTTCCAATAATTCTACTTCTTTATAAGTCCTTCTAGGGGACTTTTCACCATCGCCGTCTTCCCAGGATTTGGGGATAAATCCTACCGAAAAGGCAGCCCTTCCCTTGGAGGCTAGTTTAAATCCCCAGTCGGCTTGTTCATTACCTTCGTTGATGTAATACTTTTGCTTCCCCTCCATTCCCTCTTCTGTGATTTTAAGTTTAGTCCATTCCCCGATTTGATTGGTTAAATCCCGGTAATCGTGAGAAGCGACTAATACAGGATGCTTCATAAACTTGGGGATGGTTTTCTTGAAAGCCGTAGGCTCTATGACCTCACCATCTCTATCCATCATTCCCGATGAAACAGGGATGAGCATATTAACTTCGCCTGTTTCTTCGTTTACCTCTTTGACTTCAGCTTTCAGAGTTTTATAAATAGCTTCCATTATTCCTCCTATTCAAAGGATACGGTTTCGGCAGATTTTAATATATCTATAATCTTTCCACGGTTGGATTCAACGGCTGGATAAAGCCAGGGATAAGGTGGCACATCAGGGGCAACTAATCTTTTACCGATAGCAGGAACAAATTGGCCAGGGTGTTGGGTATGCCCCAATTCAAGATACTTCCCATATTTAACATTCGTGCCTATTGTAACGGTATTCCCCGATACTTCATGCGTAACTGAGGAGGCTAATTGCCCCGTTGATTTCCAGGGGGTTTTTGCCGACTGAGATGAGATATTTCTAGCGGCGGATTCTTCAACAACCCTACCAACTTTTTCAAGCCCTTTTTGTAGCCCCCTCAATATCTCAGTTTCACGTTCTTTGCGATATGATTTTATAGTTACATTCTGCCCCATCATTCCTCCGAAGCAAACCACCTACAACGGCAATTTGGGTGAACGGGAATGATACCATGCGATTCTTTGGTTGGATACACTTGCCCGTCTAATGATGAACACTCCTCACATGCTCCAGGGTTAGCGAAAAACTCCGATTTTGCCACACCCTCCATTTCGTATCTGTGCAAAATCCCCTCATTGTTGGCTGCTATAACTTCAGTCCTGGAAACCATCTCTGCTCTTGTTTTGGCGTTCTCTGTAAAATATCCTTCAATTCGTTTAGACAATTGAGGCACAGATTCGCCAGCTTCAAAGCCCAACGATAGTTCATGCCTTAATGCCTCTAATGTAGTCTTATTAATAGACTTGGCTAGAGTTAGAGAGCGTTCCGCTATCCATTCTCGTGCGAAGGAATCTAATTGTTTAGCTGATTTAACCGCTTCCTGAAAAGCGTCCTCATAAATAAACTCAATAACAGCTTCAAACCTTTTGGCGGTCTGTTCATTGATTAAATCATCAGGGAGTTTCCCTGTTTTATCAAATTCCCCTACTACATATTTCTTCTGGTCATTAAAGACATCCCTGAATACCCGCTCAAACATATTCTCTTGGCGTTCGGTTTTTTGAGCATATACTTCCCAATGTGAGCGTTTCTGGTCAGATGTTAAACCTTTAGATTTAGGCGTTTCAGTAAGTGGTGAAACAGTCAATTTACCTGAAACGGGAGTAGGTATCATATTCAAGGGAACTAACAGAACATCACCGCTGGGAATAGGGTCAATTCCCTGCATCTTACGGGCTTCGTTTATTGTTAAATAACCAGCCCTCATCCCAGATTCAGCTAGTTCTTTTTTCTGGTCAACTGTCTCTTTTACGACTTCTTCATAACCGAGTTTTAACTTATCCGATTTCCTGAATAGGGGAACTAATTGCTCTTGGAGTTTAGCCTTCTTCCAATCCAAACGAGGTTTGATTATATTCCGTGCAAAGTGATATTCGCCAGCTTCAGCATTTGCTTTGTTGACATTCTCCGAAATCCCCATTACAGATTGGGGCATGCCATAAACACCCAGAATGACATCTCTATTACGTAACTTGAGGTTGGAGAAATCCATGTCTTTGACGGTATTTTGAATCTGTAGATACTTCCCGCCACCTTCTAAAAGAGCTACCTGATGGGCTTTGGAAACACCTTTGTATTTTTCAGACCACTGCTTCTTGAGTTTATCAAACTGCTCATCAGAGAGATTGTAGTCAAACTGTATGACACCATCAGGGCGAGCGGAGTTATAAAAGAAGTTCCTATTCCACTGCCCCGAATACATCTCGGCATCAAGGTCAACACCGATAGACTGCGCCGGTCCGAGCCCCCTAAACTGGTTTAATGGGGAAGGATATTTGAAGTGTATGACTTCATTTACACCAAACGGGACGGCGTTTTCGCCCTCGCCATAGACATATCCTTTAATGAACTTCTCTTTATCAGGTACAACGGACATCTTGTGAGGGTAAGGTATCCAAATTTCAGAAGGTTCGCCCAGTCCGTTAAAGTTAAGAATCCAGAATGACTCACCTACAAGTTCCTGGTAAATCGTATCTAAAGCGATAAATTCATTTGAGGTTTGAAAGGGATTTACTAAATGTAGAAGCCTGAGAATAGGGTGTTCATATATCTGTTTGGGTTTCTCTCTGTTGGTAACGTCCGATAGTGTCCACTGGACTTCGCTGCAACCCATGGCTATACGAAAGACTACAGCAAATAGCCACCCTATCTCACCATAGGCACGCAAAAACCCCTCTGTATTTCTATTCGGGGGGATGTTGCCACCTGTGCTAAAATAGCGGTTTATGTTATAATCAAATCGGGGTTGCTTACGGAAAATGTCAAGTATTGACAAAGGCTACTCCATGCGTTAAAATAAAGTGGAGGTGAGATTATGAACTGTTTTAAATGCGGAAAAGATATGGAATGTAATGACACCAATCACACATTGAAGGGGATTACAATAGAAGTCAAATTAGACCCCCCATTAAACACACCAATACTAATTGCCTATTACAAAAAACAACTGGGCAAATATGCAAACGGAAACGGCGAATGTAATGTGGGAATCTGTTATGAGTGTTATATTGATGGTCTATTTCAAATAAGCCCGAAGGCTGAATAGTCAGGCTCGGCGTTTGCGACTTCTCTAACTATACTCCATGAGTATTTGCGTTATATCAAGCACCTTTATGCATAGCCGAGCATTAGGGAAAGGTCATTATACCTCCCTATTAATAGACTACTGTATCAATGTCAATAGTCCCTGGGAGATTGAAGGCGTCTTTAACATTGCAAGACATGCAAAGTTTTCCTCTCCGCCGTTTCTTGTAGTCTTTGTCTAATATCGCCCCACACTTACGGCAGATAGGAATATAGAATATCTTCGCATAGAGTTTCCAATAAGGGTCTATCATAGCTTCATTACCGATTGTGCCAACCTTTGTTTGGCAATCTCGCAGTATTTTTCTTCTATCTCTATACCTATGCATTTTCTACCGAGTTTCTTGGCACAGTAGGCGGTCGTTCCTGAGCCGAGAAAGGGGTCTAATATAACTTCCACATCCTGAGTTAGTGTTAATATTAACCACTGCCAAAACCTCTCAGGCTTAGGGCACGGGTGTTGCCCCGCTAATCCGCTACTAAACACGCTTGTCTGCTTAATATCTTTTACTAAGCGATTATGTGGTTTGCCATAAACGAGCACCGGCTCCCAAGCATTTATACCACCATAAATATTACGGCTCAAGGAATTAACCTTATCCCAGCAAATAATCCATTTGGCGGGCGGGTAATTCCAAAGGTTGGCAATACCCGGAGTGAAAGCGATTAAATCCGCCACTATCTCCGCCAACCCAAACCAAGTAGAACAGAAATCCTTATATTCTTTATCTGGCAGTTTCATCCTTTGCCCTGCATAGGAATTTTTATTAAAACCAATATCTTCCGCATTATAAGGCGGGTCAGTAAGTACCAAATCCACCTTCGGCAACTGAGGTAAAATCTCCCTACAATCCCCACAGTAGATTACTATGTCCGCCGTAGGGTCTCTGAAATACGGCTCCTGCGGGATTGATTCTATTATCTCATTGAAGTCCATCATAACCATCTTATCCTAGGATTCCTTTGAATCGGCTCATAAAACGCCAGCGCCAATGAATCGGCTTTATCTGGGCTTTTCAAGTGATATTGCCTTTTCATTTCCTCTTTTGAGATAATCTGTAATTTCTTATCCGAGGCGATTTTAAACCTGATACTGGAAAGTTGAGCTATCAAATCTTGGTCGTCTGGTATGGAGATAGTTCCCGCTTCAAATCTTTTTCTAAGATTGTCATACATCTCGGCCCTGATGTTTATGTAATGCTCTTTATCTTGAGGTTCACCACCGGCGATGATTCCGTTGACGTAGACTTTCTGTTCTCTTAATCGGTCATAGACACCAGCGCCAATAGCCACTGAGTCTAAATTGACATTCTTGGGGTCTAGCCCAAAGCGTTCTATTTTCTGTAAGATTAAACCGGTAGTCTCCATTGTATCGGTCTTACCCCATTCATCTATGGAGAGAACTGCCCCCCCCTGTCTGATAGTCCACACACTAGTATCATCACCCTCACGCCCCACATCTTGTCCTGCCCACGATACATCATTATCAGATATAGGCAATTCCCTGTTAACGGCTGATTTAAGATACTTGTATTGGAATAAGAAATTACCACCCTCTAGTGCGTTCCAGTCCCCTTCTAGCATGGATTTTACCCATTCTGGAGGATAAATCTTTCTCAATCCTTCTTCATAATCTTCAGGCAAATAGGGATTATCCTTTGGTAAGGATTGAATGAATATATGGTCATCCAGTTTCTGTTCTACGAACTTTTGCTTAATCCACCCAGGGGAGGGGTTGCAGGTTAAAAGCCCTTTGTATCTAATCTTGGGAAGGTTCAGCCGTAATCTACCAGCTAACATATTGAAATGAGTTTCGGTTGTCTCTTCTGCCTGGTCTATCCCGAAGAAACCAAGAGTCATGGAGACCAAGAGTCATGGAGGACAATCTCTGTAATCCTGCCCTATCATCACCCAAACCTCCATAGAAAAGCATACTCCCGTTCTTGAACTTGAAATAATTTTCAGTCTGATGGTGTTGTTCTAATATGGTGGGATGCAAGAACCTCTCTAACTCAATTAAGACAGACCTGCGGAAAGCTGGTAGTTCATGGCGACAGATATACCCCACATTCCCAGGATAGTCCAAACAAAGTTGAATACACTCGTTTACCAGCCAGATAGTCTTTCCTCCCCCGAACGCCCCTCCATAAAGGATGTATCTCTCTGGGGCAGTATGAGCCAATACCTGCCTGGGGTGTGGTTTGTATTGAGATGATAAATCTACCTTGTTTGCCAATATCTAATCCTCAAATATCTTATCGTAATTTCTATCATCCATGTACCAGTCATCTAATTCAAAGAAAGGACATTTCTTAGCACATCCCAATCCATCCCACGTTCTAATTCTATCACCATCATAAAAGGGGCTATCCTTGTTAGAACATTCCGCAATGCCATCATGAGTGTCAATGAATTTACACCAATGACAGTGTCTTCCCGACTCATCGCCCAATATAGATTTAGCCAGTTCTGACCATTTCTCTGAAATCATTTTCTCCTCCAATATCTAATAGCTCTCTCCCACCTCCCTTTTGAATCATCTGGTAGCCCTGCCCTTTTACGAAATTTTATATCTCGCTTAATGGCTTCTTGGTAAGAAGGTGGTATGATTCCCCTATCAGAGTCCTTTAACCGCTCAGATTTTAATCCTGTGTTGTCTGGTGATAGCTCTGGTTTAACCCTGCGGGTGTATTTACGTTTCATAATTTCATCACACTTTGCCTTAATCGTTCACGGGCTATTTTACAATATTTTTCTTCTATCTCTATGCCTATGCATTTTCTACCTAGCTTCTTGGCACAATAGGCGGTTGTTCCACTACCGAGAAAGGGGTCAAGGATTAGCGCACCCTTTAGCATAGTGATTAGCTTTAACCATAATGTTTCGGGCTTTGGGCAGGGATGATTTCGCTCAACGCCTTTTTTCAAATTAAGGGTATTAAAACGCAGATAATCTTGGGGGACCCGAATAAAAGGATTGCCATAAACCAATATCGGTTCCCATACATTATAACCACCGAACATATTATAAGAAACCGCAGCCGGCTTGTGCCAACATAAAATCCATCTGGCCCGGGGATAATTCCAAAGCCCCTTAATCCCACAAGTAAATACTAAATTATCGGTAACCGCTTTCGCTAAATTGAACCAAGTGATACACCATTCTTTATAATCCTCATCGCTTAAATGCGGCATACCACCAATATATTCCCTTTGGTGCGGACCGATGTCTTTTGCATTGTAATCGGGGTCAGTCAATACCAAATCAATACTCGCATCAGGCAACAGAGGTAAAATCTCTCTACAATCAGCACAGTATATCGCTATACCATCTTCTGAATAATATAGTTTATCCTGTGCGGGTAAGTTGGTGAAGTCTATCATTATCCCCCTTTAAGTTGGCACGTTATTGCAATCCTACCATAAACTTGTTGAAAAGTCAATTATGGGCTTCTTACCCACCGAAGCTTAGGGCTGTTAGAGACATCCCTACGATTCGGTTTTGATATACTAGTCCATACACCCCCAGTTGTTAAACCAAACTCACACCAGTTGTCTGCTTCGTATATACCCCCAGTATGAGAGTTAGAGGGGTCGGAATAAGCCAAAACCAATTTTACTTGGGGGAGCTTTACCCTAATATATTTACGAGCTAACGCTAATGAATGAGACTCAGCATAATCATCGGTATCATCTATAAGCACCATTCTCGTTAATTCTAATATCTTATCTTGATTTAATCCCCTACTGCTAGGTCGCCCCCACATCATAGCCCCAATGCACCTAATACCACCCTCTAAAATGCCCAACCTTAATCTGGCGCCAGCTGGCGTGTAACCTAAATAGTGAATACTTTTGATGAATTTATCTAAATCAGTAGTATGATATTCCATAATACTTAATTGATTCATTTCTTTGTTATTTTACCTTAAAACTAATTAAAAGTCAAAATAATCCTGTATAGAATGGCGGTTAGTTGGTGCATAGAGTGCCCTTTTTATTTTCTCTATCGCTATTGAGGGATACTCTCCTCCCTTCACAGAACTTTCAGGTAATTATCAGCCCCCTACCCTTTACAAGGTCTAATTTACACTCGGAATCTGGGGCGCACTATAACTATTATGTCAAGTAAATGTTAACTATTTCTAACATTTTTTGGGGGAGGGTTAGAGAGGCGAAGGG